CCAATATTCTTACCGCCTTCTAGCATTGTGACTTCGGAACCTTTGCCGTCTGCTGTTTTAGGGAAGAAATAATCTTCGTTAATGCTTAGAGGGTTGTATGCAGAGTCTATGACGTTCTGTCCGCCACCTGTTTGTGACGGAATACGGCGTTGATGTATTTCATTCTTAACACGTTCTACGAATGCCATGGCCAAATGACTGGGCATATTACCTACGTCAATATGGAAAACGCGACGTTCTGGAGCACGTTGTATACGATAAATTAGAATGGCATCTTCTAATAGCTCTTTTTGTTTGTAAACTTTAAAGATATTTTCTAACAAGCTGTTGCCAAATGGATAATTGTTATCTAATCCTTCTGAAAGACTTAGATGTACAATATGTTCTGCGTTAATAGCATGTTCTGTTTGCTGTAGACCAAAGCGATTGCTTCCGCTAGTACTGGCACCACCTGCTCCTGCTTGACTAGCACCGCTAGATCCAGTGTATCCGCTAGCAGGAGTTGTAATACCGCCACCGTTGTTACGTGGATTAATGTTAGGAGTAATTTGTGTAGCAACTAACTCTTCAAAATTAGGTGCTAGATTCTTGATAACATACTGTTCTGGCTTTTTGCCTTCGCTTTCGTTAACAATAACTTTGATAATTTGACTAGTATCAACCCACGACCATTTTTGATTTTCTGGATCACGGATAAAGAACGCATCGCCATACTTGAATACATTGCGTACAATACGGAAAATACGTGTATCAAACTTTTGTAACTTGTTCCATTGCTGTAAATATTCGCCTAGCACACGAACTTCTACATTAGTTGCCTTACTGCGCCACTTGACAGCAAACGGACTTTTTGAATCTTTGAGTTTTTGTGTACAGAACTCAGCAAGAATATCCAAAGCCGCATTAACTTCAGGATCGCTGTCCATGACTTCGTACTGTTGATAACGTTCGATACGATTTGGACTACCAGTATACACGTCAGGAAGATAGCTACTGTAATTGCTACGTGCTGGACCTGGACGATTACCTGAGTTAATTCCAGATATGGTGCTTAACTGTCCAGTTTGGCCCGTATTAGGAACAGGTGAAAAGTATTTTTTCCAAGTCATTTAATTAAAATCTTCCTTGTTTGGTATTCTTAGCTGCCTTAGTAGTAGCATCCGCGGTCACTTCACCGTGACTTACTAATTTTGTTATGTTACTATTTAACTTGATCAGCTGGTCGTTAAGGTCTTTTATGGTTACTTCATGTTCGGCTGTTTTTGGTTTTTCTTCTTTCTTTGGTTCTTCTTTCTTTTTATCTTCTTCAGCTTTCTTTTTATCTTCTTCAGCAAATTTGGCTTTGTTAATTTCAGCTTGTTTAGGATCTTTAATCACTGGATTAAACATATCGCCACCGATCTTGCCAAACATGTTTTCCATGTCTTTCTTTTTCTCGGCAATATAACCAACTTGACCTGCTTTAGGCTTGGCAGCTTCGGCTTCTTTGGCTGTTTGAGCATCTAACTGCGATTTTAATTTAGTTAAACCTTCTGGCGTAGCATTTAGATCAGTACTCATCTTGGCATACTGCGCTTTAAGATCCGCGGCACTTGGCATCTTCTCTGCTAGTTTAGTAGGATCAGGCATAGTTTCTTTAACCTGATTCATTAAAAATTCTTTTGCCTGTTTAGCTGAATCTCCTTTGCCCATTAGTGCCATTTCTGTAATAGCCTTAGGATCCATGTGTTTAAACATTTCGGCCATTTTATTCTTAGCTTCAGTAACATTATTTTTTACAGCTTGTGCTTCAGGACTATTAGGATCTACAATTTTTCCATTAATCCTAATAGTTTCGTTCACATGATCTAATGCTTTAGCTTTGCTTGCTTCTTGTATTTTAGCGGTTTCGGTAGTTACGGCCTGTACTGCGCTTACTGCCTTGTTTTTGCCATCTTCTTGTATTTTTTTCTGTTCGTCGGCATTGATTTTAGCTATCTCAGTAGCTTGTCTCGAAGATTCTTTAGCAGATTCTGCTCTTAGAGCGGTATATTGTGCATCAGATTCAGTAGCTTGACTTGCTTTTTCTAATGCTAGCTGTGCGTCTTTGGCGGCGTCTATCTTTGCGCCACTTGATTTTAAAGTTTCTGTTAGCGATTGACGTTCTGCTTCTTCGCTTTCAGTTAATTTTCTTCCTTCTAGTTCAGCTTTCTCTTCTAGAGCATCTCTAGCATCCATAGCTGTTTTGTGTGCGGCCGCGGCACTGGCTCTTTCTTCGTCCAATGCAGCCTTTTTCTTCTCACTGTCTTCTTTACTCATGCCATAAAAGTCGCCGAACATCTTCTTCTGACCTTCAGTCAGTCCCAATTGAGATTGTTGAGCAAACAAACTTTGTGCGATTGTTATGTTTTTCTTGGCGTCTTCTGCTTTAGTAATTTCAGATACTTCAGCTTTTTTGGCATCTGCCGATGTTTGAGCTTTTAGTTTGTCAACATTTTCATATACTGCCAGTGCTTCTTTGTGTTGTGATTTTTCTTGTTCAAAGCCTTTTATGTCTTCGTTAATTTTAGCTATACGATTTTGTTCACGCTGTGTTAATTCTCTACCTTCGGCATCTTTTTGTATATTAGCAATACGTTGTTTAGATTCTGCTATTTGTGCTTCAGTTCCGCTGATAATATTTTTTTCATTATCTACTTGAACTTTTTTCATTTCACCTTCAGTAGCGGCATATTTTAATACAGTCTTTTGATAGTCTGTAAGGACCATCTCTAACTCACCTTTGCCTTTACCGCCATCAGAAGCATTAGCACTCTTAGCTTGTCCAGCTGTAGCATTGATAGTATCACTAACTTTGCCGGCATCCAACCCGCTTTTGCTAGCTTCGGATACTTGCTTGCCCATGCCTTTAGTAGCTTCTGGACTTAGTACTGTTTCACCTTTGTGAATTTTTACAATAGCGTCTTCTGGTTCTACTGCGCTACCAGTTTCTGCTAGTGTTCCGCCAGCACGTTTCTTATCAGGACTTTGTAATTTTTCACCAGCAGTATAATTGGCACTCTGTACAAATATACTGCCTTGACCAATGTTAAATGTTGCAGCAGTTTTTTTAACTTCATCTATAACTCGAGGAATTAAAGATGCTTGAGTATTCATAGCAGATTGTGTATTTTTTCCGCCATCAAAAACGCCGCCAGGATTTGCCATAGTATTGGCAACATTTTTTGCTCCACCAGCTTGTTCAACAAAAGATTTATTCAATCTTTCAAAATTAGTAGCTAACGCACTAGTCTGAGTTCTTAAATTAGCATCAAATGCGTTAGCACCTCGTGTTAATGCTTGTCCGGCATCCATGATAGGCTTGCCGGCGGCATCAAACATAGGCTTGCCGCTTTCGTCTACTTGCTGTCCTTTAATATTTGCTCGAGCTTCTGTTTCTTGATTTTTTTGTCCTTCTCTATAAGCTTCAACTCCAGTCTTGCCTGTTTCCCTGGCGGCACCAGCGGCTGTAGACTGTGCTTGTCTACTTTCCATTATGATAGTTTTTTGCGCCTGGGCTATATCACCTCTTGCTGTTAAAGCAATATCGGCGTATTTTGGAGAATTTATATAGGCTTGTGCGTCGGCTGTAGCACGTTTTAATCTGTCATCAGCTAATTTTTTCTCTTCTTCACTACCACTCTTAGCGGCTTGTTGTTGAGCAAGAATAGCCGATTTTAATTCTGTTCCTGCTGGTCCTAGAGCATTTAAAGTTGCTGTATCTTTTGGATCCCACTTACCAGTTAGAACAGCACGACCCATACTTTCAACACTAGGACCTAACTTAGTTAATTCAGCAGTAGTTCTAGTATAAGCCTGACGCTGTTCTTCAGTCATCCTATTCATAAGTAAGATGCTGTCTACGTTGTCTAATTCAGCTTTAGTCTTTCCAGCTACAGCTTCTCGGCTCATGCCAGTAGCAGCCGCAGTTTCAGTTATTTGTTCAGCTAGCAATTGAGCGGCTATTCTAGCTTGGTCTCTTGATTGTGCGTCAGCTAGATTTAATTTTTTAGCATTAGTAAGACTTAATGCCGTATAATCAGCCATTTCTTGTTGTGTAACACCAAATGCTTGAAGTTGTTGAGCTAACGGTCCTACTTCTCTAACTTCTCTAGCCAATGAACTAAATTGTTCTGCACTACGGGCCGCATTACCTGTCAGTCCAGAAATGCCTGCTCCAGAATCTTTAAGTGTTTTATTCCATTGTTCTGTAGTAAGTCCTGCCTGAGCGGCTTCACGATTATATTTGAATATGTCATTAGTAGCAAAGCCTTCTTTAGTAGCTTGGTCCAGTTTTGCTTTATTTTCTAAAGCAGACTTACCAACACTTTCAAATGCTAATCCTAAGGCAGGACTAACTACTCCTAATAGCTGTCCAAATTTTTCAACAGCTATAGCACTACCACTTGCTCCAGTAGTTAATTGTATAAGTGCACCTCCAGCCGCACCTGCATCTTTAAACAATCTCGATAAACTTTCGCTATCGCCTGTGGGTTTAGCAGCCGCACTATTCATACCTCCGCCTAACGCTGTTTTTAATGCGTCTATACTTTTCGAACTTAGATCGACTTCATTGCCCATGAAAAATTTCCTCAGAAATATGCGTATATAAATACTGCATATTATATTTATCAGGAGCCAAAACCATGGCAAATAACCCTCTACAACAGTACTTTAGACAACCAAAAATTTATATCAAATTACCTAGTTCAGGAATTTATAGTGCTCCTGAAACGTTTACTAGTGATGTTAACAACTTACCTGTATACGGTATGACCGGTATGGACGAAATCATAATGAAAACTCCAGATAGTTTATTATCAGGAGAAAGTATTGTAAGAGTAATGAAAAGTTGCTGTCCAGGAATTAATGATCCATGGAATGTAAGTGTTCTTGACACTGATGTAATTTTCACTGCCATTAGAATTGCGACCTTTGGTACAGACATGGCAGTTACTCACGTTTGCCCGCATTGTAGTACTGAAAATGCTTATGATGTTGATTTAACAAAAATTATTGACTTTTTTAGTAAATGCTCATATGATAATAAAATTGTTCTTAAAGATCTAGTAATTAAAACACAACCTTTAACATATAAACAAAGCACAAATTTTGCTCTACGTAATTTTGGACTACAACAACAACTTGCCCAAGCAGAAAAAATTGAAGACGATCAAGAACAACAAAAAATTATTAACAAACTATTCCAAGACTTAGCCGCAATGCAAAATGATTTGTATTGGCAAAGCATTGACAGTGTTGAAACAGGAGATATGGTTGTTAACGAACGTGAATATATTCGCGAGTGGATTCAAAATTGTGATAGAGAAATTTTTGATGAAATTAAATCACAAATTGAAAAGAATAAAGCAATTTGGACCACGCCTAATTACGATGTCAAGTGTGAAAACACAGAATGTAACGCACAAAATAAAATTCGTATAGACTTGGATCAATCAAATTTTTTCGTCAAAGCCTAATTGGTTTACCAGCTGAAGAAATTCAAGAAACTCTAGTTAGGCTAGACGAACAAATTACAAAGTTTAAAACAGAATTATTTAGACTTAGCTGGTATATGCGAGGTGGTGTTACAGTGAACGATTTATTGCACTTATACTCTCATGAAGATCGACAAATGATCTATACAGTTATCAATGAAAATATTGAAACTACTAAAATAACTAGTATGCCATTACTTTAATAAAGTACTAATTCACCGTTATTTTTATTTTTCCAACGACCATTACCTAAACTAACCCAAGGACTACCAGGTGTTCCAGGAGCTCCATCTGGAAAGTCTGTGTCAACTTCCTTATTGTCAGCAGGAGTTTGTGCGCCTTTATTGTCTTTTTGACTTGTGGCATCTTTATCAGAACCGGCAGTTGGTGTGTTTGCAGGTGCGTTAGGATCTTTTTGTGCTGATATATTTGGATTAGTTGTATCAGTTGTTAGTTTTTTACCTGTTGCTCTTTCGTAAGCAGTTCCTATTAATGATCCAAGTGTAGCATCTAAAACCTGTGCTGCCGGAGCACCGATCATTTGACTAACATCTAAATCGATAAATTGATTATGTATACTAACTGTAAATAATTTGGCAATGTTATTAACAATATCACTATTGTCTAATACTTTAGCTAGTGCGCTAGCACCCATTGATCCGACAATGCTTAGTAGTACAGCACTTTTATCTAAGCCTACAAATTTAAATATTTTTCCAACCATACCAAAGCCACCACGTACCATTACAGCACCGCCAAATACAGGAATTAATTTTCCAATCATTCGACTAAGTTCTTTGGCACGATACCACTCGTACCATTCTTTAACAGTATGTCCTTCGAAATCTTTTTGGAACTGCGGAGGAATTTCGTTCTTAGCGGCCCATTCGTCTGCCACACTCATGTTGTCTTCGTATTCTTGAATAGGAGCAGTGGCATCTTTGATCCACCAAGCTTCGATTCCCAACTTAGCTAATACTTTGGCAACCTTAGCTGTAATGCCTGCAACTTTAGCCAGGCCTTGTAGTGCGGCAATAGCTTTTTCTTTTTCTTGTTTATCGAATAAATCTTTGGCAGCTTTCTTAGTTTGTTTAACTAGATCTGCGCTAGGTTCTTCTACATATTTGCTAGTAATACTGGCACGTTCAGCGGCAGTTAAATCGGCTACACTAATGCCTTTAGCACGAGCATATTTGGCCAATGCGTCCTCAATTTCGGGATTACTAAATCCACGAATCATAATCTCTTTAACTTCAGCATCAGATAAACGACCACGTCCAAGACGTGACATTTCTCTAGCAACATCAGGTGCTAATTCCTGAGCAGTACGCCAAGTACTTCCACGACCTATTAATTTACCAGCACCTTTAGCAAGTCCACCAACGAACTCATCCCAAGTACCTTCTGTAGCGATTATTTCATATATCTTCATAGTGATATTTATCTACACACTAAAGAAGAACTTGCGTTCTTCTGTTCTTCGCTTGAGCTCGAACTTGTTTAGTTATTATAAACGCGAAGCGTTAAGATATTATCTAGATCGTTCAGTCACACTTTGCCCTAGCGGGCAAAGCGAATGGACATTATCTGAGTCGAACAATATCACCCTAGCATTTCAGCAGTTACAGTGGCGGTCATCCGGTACCACGAGCTGAGTCTTTATATGACGGCGGCTTACTAAACAATGCTAAACGCTTAGTAAACGTGAGGCTACAACCTCTCTTTTAGCCTTATTCTCCCACTTATAAATCAAACGGATTATAGGCATATTCCATCGTCGTCCTGTAAAGGATAGTGATTTATAACTCTGTCACCAAGCAGAACTACCTTACCGTCACACATCAGAACGGATTACGGGCACTTTAACAACGCCAGTGCGGGCTTATTTGGTGATTAAACGGCCTGTTTTATTAGCTTTTGAGTATATGTGAACCATGTACACGCACTTGAATATGACCATTATAATAGTCTTTTGATTCAAGAACTCTGCGTGCAAACTGCTCACGAGCTTCGATATAACTACACTCTGCCTTTGATTTACAATAGAAAAGTATTTCTCTGTGAAAATTTTCTATACCTAACTGCGTAACATCCTTGGTTAATTCAGGCGAACTACCGTAATAGTCCCGCCAGTCTGAA